AGACTTTAGCCCTCACATGATGTACGACCCCCAAACGGGCGAAGGCGAAATGGCCAATACTTTTGAAGAGCATATGGAAATGAAAGAAAAAGGCTTTACGCACGAAAAGCCAGACATGGAGGAAGAGGATGATCAAGCGTAAGTTTATTATTAGCGAGCAAGCAGGAACACCTGTTGCTTCGCCAGCTACGGTCTTTACAAGCACCACACACCACACCACAAATGCACAAGCAATTGCAGCAAGCACAGCGGCAACCGTTGGCCTACCAGAGCCCACAAACATTAAGAGCACAATAACCAAGTGTGATGTGTACTTAACGTTTTCAGGCACAGCCGGACAAACAGACTACTCCGTGCAAGTGTCTAGCGACGGAACAAATTATGCAAGCCACACAACTGGCAATGTAACTACAAATACCACTGTAATTCTTCAAGATGTAGAAGGGCTATACATTGTTGTTGGGGTGGCACCAAATGCCGGAGGCGCTGCTGCAAATGTTCTATGCACAGTAACAGGTGTGCGGGAAATTTACCGAACAGCCAGCAACCAGCAAATGCGACAACGATACACAACAAATCGACAGCAAGCGCTTGGTACCGAAACAGAGGCTGTCGAAAACGTAACAGTAGACCACTTGTCTGCAGACTACTCATAACATGCCTTACCGTATCGTTAAGTCAAAAGACAAAGACGGCAAAGCTATGTATTGCGCCCACAAAGAGGGCGTAGATGCACCCAAGGCATGCAGTAACTCTAAGAAGAACATACGTATGTATGTTGCGTTCGCCCTCAAAGGTGACAAGAAAAAAGGAAAGTCTAAATGAGTGACACCACAGAGCTTATACAAGCAGACTACACCATCGATAATGCTTGCGTATCAGGTAACGTGTTTGCCAAACAAGCCGTTGAAGGAATCATTGCTGATGTTCTATGCCAGGTTAAGATGTCTGTTGACGTGGCCCTGGGGCTACACGGAGACGCGCACAAACTGAGCCAAGTAGACAACATTAAAGCAACCTTTGGTATTGCGCGAGCCGAAGTGGGCGGCTGTCTAGATATGCTCAAGCATTACTCTAACGCTGCACTAACACCTAAACATCGCTATGCGCGAGCTTGCATGTTCCACTTTGCGTCTGTGCTTGATGACTCTGCAGAAGATGTGTCGAAAGTTAAAGGTGCAACGTCTAAGCATCTAGCACAATTCGGACGCAACCTTGTCGAGTTTATGACAAACCTGCATATGATTATGGCTGACAGCACATCCGACAAAAAACGTGTGGCACTTGTTGCCTCTTATACAGGCAAGGTGCCAGGGGCTAATGGGGAAATCCTACACTAATGGCAAAGTTACCACCTAAAGTAGCTAAAGAAATTCGTAAGTGCGCTACGGACTTTGACTACTTTTGCCGCAAGTACCTCAAGATTGTGGATAAGGGTGGGCGTGTTGTTAACCTAAAGCCTAACAGGGCGCAACGTGAGTTCCTAGAGGCTGACGCCAAGAACCCATGGGTGTATGTGCTTAAGGGTAGAAAGAGGGGCCTAACGACCATTATCGCAGCCTTAAACTTTCACTCCACCTTGTTTACGCCATATCACTACACGCTAGTACTGGCGCACACAGAAAACGCAGCTAAGTCTATATTTCGTATATACAGCCGCTTTTATGAAAACCTGCCGTCTTTTCTAAAGTTTCCGGTTAAACTGCAAAACAAACACGAGCTTGAGTTCGAGCATGGCGGATACATTTGTGCAGCAACCGCAGGCTCTGACTCTGCTCGAGGTGGCACGTACCAGTCTATTCACTGCTCTGAGTTTGCGATGTATGAAAACATCGAGGCTCTTATTGCGTCTGCCCTTAACACCGCAGGTGAAAACCCGCGTGTTACGTTAGAAACTACAGCCAATGGTTTGAATGATGCGCATAGGATTTGGACAAACCCTGGTGGTTTTGAAAAGCTCTTTATTAGCTGGTTTGACGACGAGAATGCCCTATCTAAAAAGAAACCCGAATGGGTTCCGAAAGAGATTGCAGATCTCGCTACAACGTATGGGCTTACGCAAAAACAAATTAACTGGGCAGCCGATACGTATCTCACGAGATGCGCGGCTAACTGGAACACGTTCCTTCAAGAATACCCACCGGAAGCACATCTTGCCTTCATATCATCTGGTAAACGCTTCTTTAACCATGCGTATGCGCACGCAAAGCCACAGCCAGGGTATCGAAGATACCAAGAGCCATTAAGGTACAGAGCATATGTTATGGGCGTCGATACGGCGTCAGGCTCAGAACATGGCGACTATTCTGCTTGGTGCCTGCTTGATTGCACAAACAAGAAAAAACCAGAAATAGTTTCCACGTTTTACCAAAAGGTGGCACCATCGGAGTTTGCGCAAAAGGTCAAAGAAGAGGCTGAAGCGTTTAACGCAATGGTTTGCGTAGAGTCAAACTCCTACGGTCTTTCGATTATCGAGTACCTTGTTAACATGGAATACGTTAACCTGTACCGCCGTGTTAAGTACGACGCAGCTACTAACAGGTATTCGCACAACATAGGGTTTGCTACTACTTCGTCTACGCGATCTATCTTGATGGCTAGAATTCAGGAGTACATTAGCCGTAAATGGCTAGACCCAATCGACACAACCCTGCAAGCAGAAATGAACACGTTTGTGTTTAACAAGTCAGGTAAGCCTACGGCAGAGGTTGGAAAGCATGATGACATGGTAATGGCTACAGCGCTTGCGCTGGTAGCATTTGATCAAGTCGATGCTGAACAAGAAATCAAACAACGCAAAGCTCCGACAAATATTGAAGAAGTTTTGCAGTTTGAAATGCAGACAGGACGTCTTTATCGCAATTCAAAAAATATGTTTAACGATGAAGACATACTGTCTAAACCTATAGAAGAAGCACCCATGGGTAATTTTTCTAGACACTAATCCCGCCTGCTAGGCGTAAAAGGAGCAACAATGAGTTATTTGGATTCAGAATCCCTGGACAAAGTAGGTGACATGCTATCTGAAGGCACGCCTATGGAGGTCCACGAAGAAACTGTGCAAGAGTCTTCGCCAGAAGTCAGCGAAGTAAAAGAAGAGACACAACAAAGCGACGCGCCGATTGCGGATGAGGGCCACCAAGCCCCAGCAAGTGCAGAGCCGGTAAGCTCACAACCTGATGCTTTTTCAGATACTGGAGAAGTTGAGGAAGGAGTTCACCGCGTTCCGTATAAACGGTTTCGACAAGTAATTGATGCAAGGAATCAACTAAGAAATGAACGGGATTATTTGACACAGCAAGTTCAAGAGTTGGCCCAATCTATGGAACAGCTTAAGAATGCATCTCAAACCCCGGCTGAAGCTCCACAGCAAACTCAGCAGGTAGAGGCGTATCAAACTTCGCTAACCCCGCCTGAGTTTTTGTCGGAAGAAGAAGCGCAATACTTTAACGCACTCCAAAGCGAATTTGGAAAAAGGTATGATTCTTTAGCGTCTAGGGTACATAACTACGAGCTTGGCATGGCAGAACAGCAATTAGAAGCTGAGATTGCCAGCGCCACCGATGTTTACCCTGATGTGCCACGTCGCGCCATCTTAGAGGCAGTAGCCAGCGGCAACATTAACGTTATGGATGTTGCAGAGCGTTACCAGTCTTTTGTTAATCAAATGCGAGAACAGGCGATTGCTGATTACTTGCAGGACAACCCGGATGCAAAAAGGTCATCGGCTGCGCCAAGGCCTTCACGAACGGGCGGTTCTTCACCAGCAAAAAGCCGAGTTCAAGCAGATGTTAAGCCGAAGAACCTGGCTGATGCTCACAAAGCACTTAGTAAGTTTCTAAAAACAAACAACATTTTTTAATAAGGAGTCCCTAAAATGGGCGCAACATTAGCTACCTTTCAGAACATCCTGAAAGAATTTTATATTGGTCCAGTAATTGAAGAGCTTAACAATGAGATCTTCGTTCTGGAAATGTTTGAAAAGGCCGTTGTTGATTGGCAAGGCCGTGTCGCAATTATCCCAGTACACGTAAGCCGTAACAGCGGTGTTGGTTTCCGCCAAGAAGGTGGCACAACGACCGGCGCTGGAGCACCTAGTGCTTTGCCTGACGCTGGTAGCCAAGGGTTTAATCGTCTTCAGATTAATGCTCAGTACCAGTATGGCCGTTTTGAAATTACTGGCCCTGCTATTTCTGCAGCTAAGTCTGGCGGCAAAGGCGCGTTCATTGGATACGTCGATGCTGAGATGAAGAAGCTTGTTACCGATGTTAAGATTAGCGCTAACACTGTAAGTGTTTGTGGTAACGCTGTGCGTGGGTACGTGTCCGAAAAAGCAGTCTTTGCGGCAGGGGGCGCAGGTAACCCATCAAACGCAGGTCTTATTGGCACTTGGGGAACGGCTACTGTTGACTACACGGGCGATTACACTGCCTGGGCTGGCGCTCAAGACGGCATTGCCAACATTGCAACTTGGGTTCCTGTTCGTTTAATTCGAACAGATACGCATGAGCAAATTGTTCTAGAAGACAACCCAGCCAACCAAGGCATTTTTGTTGTTTCTTCTGACGCTACTGCGGGAACAATTACCTTGCGATTTGGTGAAGGTGTTGGAGGCAAAGACCTAGACCTAACGGTTACCGCTCCTGGTTACGGTGTTGCCGTTGCTCTTAGCTTTGTAAACGGAGTAGATTCTGCTGCTGGTGCAGCAGTAGGGCTACAGCTTCAAACTCCAAACACAACCATTGCGCAGTCAATGATGCAGCTTGAGCCAGTAGGAATGTACGGGAATGTTTCCGACACGTCGTTCTTTGGTATTAACCGTGACCCTGCACAGCCTAGCCCAGAGCCAGCTTTGCGAGGGCATGCTTTTAATGCCTCAACTGCAGCCGCACCTCTTGCTGGTTTGACAGCCTTGTCTCTTACTCGCATGCAACAGTGCCTAGACGCACCGCTTGTAGACGGGCTTGGAGTTGCTGCTAGCGCTACTGGTACGCACGCCTACCAAACTGGCACACTGCCAGATGGTGGTGGTAAGGAAGCAGACATCATTATGATGAACTCGCTTACTCGTCAGCAGTACACAGCGCTTCTCCAGGGAACTAATGCAGGCAACCTGTATGTAACTACTGATTCTGCAAAGAATGGAGACGGTGGTTTCATGAGCTTGGGTTACGCAGGAATTCCTATTAAGACAAGCCGTGCAATCCATCGTGGTATTCTTGCGTTCTTACGTAAGGACACATGGAACATTACAGAGCTTGAGTCGGCAGGTTTCGCGGACATGGACGGAAACGTTCTTAGCCGTGTGCCAGACGTTGATGCCTACCGAGGCTTCTACCGATGGTACTGGAACCTTGTGTGCAAGCAACCTAACTGCAATGTGATCCTTTTTGGTGTAGCATTAAACTAGAGTGAGGGGAGGGGGTTTCGGCCCCCTCCTTATTTTATGCTAGAAGTATTTCAAATCATTACGCTTGTGCTAGTCGATGTGGTGCTTTTGCAAAAAATTGCAGAGCATATCCGATTGCGCCATGATAGAAAAAAACAACAGGCCGAGGAGTTGATAGACCAATACCCTCCGTCTGTTCTTTACGGTAGGGAGATGTAGCCATGGCTGACGGTTCAAACCCATTTGGTGGAATGCCTGAAGGCTCGTCTATGTTTGGAGATGAGTTTCAATTAAATCTTGATTTGTTAAACCAAGGTGGTGCTTCCGGCGGCTCTCAACTTGATTACGCAACTTTAGGAAAACTTATTGCTTCTGCTGCAAGCCAACTAGGGCAACAGCCGCAACAGCCAGGCTATCAAAACATGGTGCCACCTCAATCAATGACAATGAGGCCACCCGGCGGCATGGTTACAAACATGCCAAGAGGCTCAATGCCCAATCAAAATAAAGGCCTAGATCCCGCTACGATGAAGCAACTAGCTGCAAAAAAACTTGCAAAAGAACAAGCTGCAGCAGCAGAAAGTAAAGGCATTGGCGGCGCACTAGGAACACTTCTCGGTGGCGCACTAGGGTTTGCCGTTGGTGGCCCGCCAGGGGCAGGCATTGGAGCAAGCGCAGGCGGCGGATTAGGCAAAGCGGTAAGCTAAAGGCACACTCATGGCTGAACAAAAAAAATTCCCAACGGACATGAAGTCCCAAATACTTAGCTCAGACAACGATAAGCGTGAGCATCGTCGATGTTGGGATTTGGCGATCTTGTTCCTTCAAGGCCAACAGTGGCTTTCGTATGACGTAAATCTTGGCAGGTATGAGCTTTCTCGCCCGCGAACTGGGGCAAACGTACATGCGACCGTTAACCTATTGCTCAATATGTATAGAAACATATTGTCTAGGCTGACGATTAACTACCCCTCTATTGCGGTAGTTCCAGCAACCCCTGCACCAGATGATGTGACAAAGGCAAAAGCAACAGAGCTTTTCCTTGAGTATCACTGGAATGCAGATGAGCTTAAAAAGACGTTGTCGCTAGCGTTTAGCTACTTGTTATCAATGGGAACTTGTGCGCTTCATACGTACTATGACCCAGGAAAAAAGCGTGTAACAACAGACGCGCATAGTGCTTATGACATATTTTTTGAGTCGGGAGTGCAAATGCCAAGCGAGTCTGAGTGGACAGCTATTCGGACGTACCACACCAAAGAAGCGCTAAAGAAAGCATACCCCGACCACGCAGAAAAGATTGAAGAAGCATCTACTACGCGAATAGATGAAAAACCTACGGGACAACAGATACCTGCAAACAGGGTCGAGCTTTACGAGGTGTATTGGAAGGATGGTCGCCACGCTATCCTGATGGACAACGTGTATCTGTATAAAGAAGAAGACGCGCTGGTTGATCCGTTTCCAATTCAAATCATACGTTACACAGTTATACCAACTCGCCTTTGGGGTCTTGGCCTTATTGAGCCACTCGTTGATCTCCAGTGGTATTACAACAAGGCTAGAAGCCAGGTAATTCAAAACGCCGAGCTAATGGCTAATCCAAAGGTGTTAATACCAAAAACCGCAGGCGTGCCAACCAACGCATTTACTGACCGTCCAGGCGAAAAAATATATTACAATGCTACTGGCGGTAAGCCAGAGATGATGGTCCCTGCGCCACTGCCTGGGTACATCATGGACAACATGAGCCGCATTCAGGCAGAGATGGGAGACGTAGCAGGAATTCACTCTGTTAGCCTTGGAAGGCGTGCAGTAAATGTTAGCTCAGGCGCAGCTATTGCAGAGCTTGCGTCGAAAGATTTAAGCCAGCTTGAGATAACACAGTCATTTATCGAAGACGCTGCAAAGAACGTTGCAAAGCTTACATGCTTGCTAGCCAAAGCTCATTACTCAAAAGGCAAGTATGTAAAAATGATGGACGAGTACGGTTCTGTCATACACAGAGAAATAAAGAACGAAGACATTGTTGATAACCCAGAAATCTTTATTCAGGCGGGCTCTTTGTTTAGAAAAGAAGCGCACGATAGAGATGCAAAAGTTCTCGAGTTGTTTAACCTTGGCCTCATAGATAAAGAGCAGGCCATGTATGAGCTATCTTTCCGAACAAGCAATGCCCAGGTAAGCGAAAAGGTTCAGGCGCTTGCACACGCGCAAGAAATACTCGATGGCGTCAAACAAGGCATGATGGTCGAGATTTACTCAACAGATGACCTTGATGCGTTTAGCAGAGTCTTCAAAGACTTTATGAGGACTGATGACTTCTACAACATGCAGCCTGAAATGCAGGATTACGTGAGCGATGTTTACACTTCGATTATAGCGTTTGGAAAAGGTCAGCAGGCATATCAATCTGGAATGCAGCAGCGCAAAGTATTCCCAAGAGAGGTAGAGGCAGGCACAACAATGCAACAAACTGCAATGCAAGCGGCCCTTCCTGAGAGCCAAGCAGCACAACAGCAGGTTGGTGCAGAGGCGGCCCGTAACGCCTCAGAAGCGCTAGAAGTAGAAGACGCCGTTAGCAGAATGGCTGCAGGAACAGAGGCAACGATATCTCCATTTGGAGGGCAGCTTTAATGAACGTGTCCGAAGTAAAAGCTTTATTTAGAGCGTACTGCGATGAGCCCGATGAAACGTTTATGTCTAACGATAACGTTATAAGTTATCTGCAGAGAGGGTACGCTGAGTTTAGGCGAAAAATTACCGCACTTAACCCTTACACCTTTGCTGTCGATGTAGACATAACGGTAACTGGAACTACGTACGATCTTGGAAGCGCAGCCAGTGCAGTTATATTGTTAGGACCAAGCGTGCCTGCTGGCGGAGACAGAATGGCAGACCTTGTTGCCATACGCGCTAAAAATATCTCTACACCGTATCAAGGGTTTCAATACAAAGGAACCTCAAGCGTTAAGGGATTGCTTAATTGCTATCAAACGTACACGCTGCAAGGGACAAGCTTAATTTTTTCTGAGGACGTTAATGACACCTTAGTCCTTACCTATGTGCCAGAGTCTACCGTAGATTGGTCTGCTGGCACATTCATTGACGACATGTCACAGTTTCACGACATGATTGCCTTGTTTGCTGCTCAACAGTATCAAATACGCGATGCGGCGTTTAATCAGCCCTTAATGATGCAGCTTCAGCGGCGAATACAAGACCTTGATGGCTACACAGTAGACAGAAATGTTGATGCTTCGCATTACGTGCAAAGGACCATGACAAGCTACGAGGACTTTTAATGGCCGTTAAGTCACAAGAAGTAGAGCTTTTAGAGGGTGGAACAGACAGCCGCCTGCCATCTAACTCTAGTTTTTGCCTAAACATGCTGTGGCGACGTGGAGCATGGGAGGTGCGAGACGGTTTTGGTCAAATGTCGCAACGCACAACAACGTTTGGGATGCCATTTCCAAGATCAAGCGACACAGAGTGGGGCATTGCAGGGCACATGGGCTCAACCATAATGAAAACAAATTATGGTCACGAGCAAATAATCTCTGTCTTCAAGGTGAGGATAAACACATCAAACGTAAAGATACCTGGAGCTAGCCCTGTTGGTTTTAACAACCTGTACGAAACAGGCATTGTTGTTCATATAGATGACATTACAGATGGCACGCACTGGGAAGAAGCCCTGTATCAACACACTGCGGTAAACGAACGACCTCAAGCAACCACTCAGCTTGTAGGTCAGACCAGGGGCCAGTTAATGGCTTATTGGCATGGAAATTATGAAACGGGAAGAGAGAAAAGCAGGCAGGCGTGGGTAAAAGGTAGTCTTAACAAGCCTTTGTTTTTTAACGAGTTTCGAGATTCTTTGATCTTTGGAAGCGAAGAGATTGGGACGTGGGTGTACTACCCTACGCACTATCGACACTCTAAACGACCGACAAGAGTACAGGTTGACACACATGCAAAGCTTGAAGCTATTGGTGGTCGCAGCGAGTCAAGCCGTGTAAGCCAAATAATTTTTACTCCTGGTATTGCAGAGGGTTATCCATATTTCACTAACTCAACTCTGCCTGATTTTGCAGACGCAGTTTCTGTAGGTTCGTCAGTTGTTTATGCTGGCGACAGAATGCTGTTCTTTTCAGACCCTGAGTTGCCCGCTTCCGTTATTGCAGAAAACTTTGTGACAGTTCCCTGCGAAGGAAAAATACAAGCGCTGTCCGAACTTCTTGGCAACGTGTATGTTTTTACAGAAAGCGAAACGCTGGTTTACAGGGTGCCTTCTGGAAGTGGAATTAAGTCTGGCGGTCAATTTACAAAAATATCAGACAACGTTGGGTGCGTTGGTCCATCTGCAACAGTTAAGGCAGAAGGCCGTATTTTTTGGACCTCACACAATGGCATTTACAGCACTACTGGAAACTTTGTAGTCGAAAAAACCGGTGCTCCTGTAGAGAGGTTTTTTACCGATTACATGACTAATCCTTTAACAAGCTACTACCCAAAAAGCGGAATGATGAACGCATCATTTACGCAACCGCAAACAACTCTGCAAGCAGACTTAACAAACGCAAACATGTCGTACTGCAGCAGGTTACAGGCTGTCATGGCAACGTTTCCAGAAAACAATGCTTCGCTTGTTTTTACAAATGGAAAGTGGGCAGTGTGGACGTATGAGTCTGTAGCTTTTTCTTCAGGCGGAGAAGCGCAACCTGGGGTAACGCAACAGATTAGTAAGCCATGGACTGTTAGCACATCAAAGCGTGTGTTTATGATTGGCACACCAGACCAGCAACAAATAGTTGATCCGCACTCGCCCGTAGAAACAATACTGACAAACTCGTATTATTTAATGGAGTATGGCCGTGGTGGGGCGCTAGATAGAAGCGTAGACGATGAAGACTACAGAGAGCCTGTTGGTTATTACGACTTGCATTATGCAGGAGGTAACCTTAATTCTGCGTTAATTTTTGAGCAGGCAATAAAGCTAGATGCTGGGTTTAAATTTCCTGGTGCTCAAGCAACATTAACTAGCTCAGATGAGGTCTATTTAGTCCCTGTCAGTGCAATACTGCCTAACACTTTAGCTGCTACGGGAATTACAGATTGGCAAGCGCAAGTGACCTTTAACGCAACAGGTTTTGACCCTATTACAATTGCAGGGGGCGGAACAGATATAGACTTTATTGTTCCAAACGAAAGGCTTGCAAGCCAAGGGGGATACAATAGAGGCGCAGGAATTGTTGGGCGAAGGGTGCAGCTTGATGCTGCAGGCGGATCTACCATTAATATTCAGTGGGATACAGGCGGTGGAGCACCTCCTATAAACCAAACACCAAATCGCTCAACGCCTTTGCTCTATTTGCCGTTTATAAAAAAAGACAACGCTGTAAACGCATACATTGGCATTACTCCGGTTACCGGAACGCAGTCATTTACTGATGGATCAACCACTGTAAACCCAGTTGTTTTTACGTGGAAAACATTTACAATTGGCACTGCATCTCAAAGGCGAGAAAACTCAGTCGTATCTCCTGTTGATTACGCTTATAAAAGCAAACACATAGGGATTGATGGGGCAGACACTTTAATGTCGAGAGGTTTGTATGCGCTTATGCTTTCAAGAGGTCCAGGTCTTGCTGCCGATAGAGCGGTTGCAGATTTTGATGCAGGCCTTGTAAACACTCTTGTGTCTTCAGATAGAAAAGGCTGGATGAGTCAAATAATTGATTTGGCCGGAACTAATGCAAACGCAATACAAAGAATTGCTAGCAAGACAAGCATACGAACACGGGTAAAGGCATCGTCTGGCAGCTTGGTGCAAGAGGTGTTTGGTGATGATTTAAAATATGGTGCAAGCGCAAATACAACCGCAGGCAACTATTTAATAGATGATGAAGAAGTGTCTGTAATTGCCACCAGCGACTCCACAAAGGGCGGTTGTTTTTCTTACATGGTGTTTGGGCACATCCAAATAAGGAGCCAAAAAGTAAAGCTCCAAAGTGTTAAGGCATCTTTTAGGAAGACTGCAGGACGCAGGAGGTTTGGTCACTAATGCCTACACTGCCATTGCCATACAATCCGCCACCCGTAAATGGGCAGGTTGATATTGTAGAAGATCGCGCTGCTGCTTTAGAGGCAGACATTACGCGGTTGTTAAACGATTTAAGCATAACAGGCCCAGGGTCAGAGATAGATGAGCCAAAGAACGAAGATAACGTTTATTTTTTGTCGTCTGGTTTTTTCGGCGGAGCAAGCATAACAAAGCCCTATACAATGATTGGAGGCTTGCCAGACACGCAAATTACAAGACATGTCACCATCAAATCCACTAGGTCTATTATTGATGGCGTTACATTTAGAAACTCTGACTCATCAACAGGAAGATTGATCCTTATACGAAGCTCATCGGCTGTTTTGTTTAGAAACTGCGTGTTTAATATGACGCATCCAGATGGTGCTAAAATATGGATTGCCATGGAAGACGGGGCTAAGGCAGTTTTTAACGGTTGCATGTGGCGCGGAGGAGATGGGACAGGTGGCAATCTTGTTAATAACGCAGGGGCTGCCGGAAATGTACAGATCGTTGGCTGCATGTCGGGGCCGACTGCACCAGGGGCAACGTTTGTTAACTGTTCAGCACCAGTGGCTTCTTTATAATGGCGTATAAAAAACATCCAAGACACGTTACTCAAGAGCAGTTTGCAGACAGCACAACTGTAGATGGTGATCGCATAGACTCGGCTATGGAGTCGTTTGAGCGTCAAACCAACAAAGTTCCGCAAGGGGACATCCAGACCAAATGGTTGCCGACTTTGTTTGTGGCCGGGTGGACTCCTCAAACAGCAACAACAACAGCAGCAGATAAAATACACCACTGGCCATGGTTGCCGTCTATTAATGTAAGCGACTGGGTAATGTCTGGCTCAACAATCCCAACTCACTTTAATAATTTTGAACGAGTTAAGGGGTATGAAATACCAGGTGTAAACCCCTTAAACCCAAGCCATGTTTTGGCATCACAATACGTTTGGACTACATCGTTTTATGTTACCAAGCCATCTGTCATAACTAACATCGATGTTTTGTTGCACACAGACAGTGCTACTAGGGCTACAACTAGGGCATTTACAAATTCTTTTCAATACGGCTCTCCTCCTCCCCAGGGTTTTGCAAACACTGACACAAGCGAGGACTTTTCATTTAGTCTTCATGTTGATGCGCCAACGTCTACAGAAAATAGAATGCTAAACGAGGTTGAGGTAATACGAAGTCAGTTTACTGTTAAAGAAAGCACAACGTCTTATAAAGATTGGCCTGCAGGTTTTGCCGATATGACACCGACTGCTTACCCAGGAGGTCCACCACATGGTGTTTGGTGTCCGTTAGATAATGAAATTCCTTTGCATCAAAACTCTAGAGTAAGGCTTTCTTTGGTTATTCCGCCTGTTATTGCTAATGCAGCCTTGGCTTATAGTTCTTCATGGGGCGAAACCCCGTGGTTTAAGCAGCAATTTGCCACTGTAGTTCACATGCTTGAAGAGGTAATGTAATGGGCAAAGTTACAAGAAAAAGGTTAGCGAGAGGGACAAAACTTACTGCCGATCACATTCAAACACCTCTTGCGTCTATTGCTGCAGAGCTTAATAGCGGAACAATAGAGCAAGAACAGCTAGAGGCTAATGACGGAACGTTTAGGGTAAACCTTCATATCCCTTACCTGGCTAGTGATTTTCCATTTTCTGAAGACAACGTGGTTGCTGGTCATCTTATGCAAGAGTTTGCGGCTTATTGTATACCGTTTACTTTTCCACCAACTCAAGAAATGTGGAGTGCAACCACTGCTGGTTATGTGCTTGCGGAAAACCAGCCTCATTTTGTTTTAGAGGAAATTAGTTTTTCTTTTGACCAAAGAGGTGAACCCTGTGCGATTAAAGACCAGTTAAAAGATGATTTAACCCTTGAGGCAATAGACGTAAGTGGAAACATGGATTTCGACCTAGTCGATTCTTACGAGCTTGCAATAGGGATGGTTGAAAAACCACAAGGGTATTTTGGAGAATCTAGCTTTGCTTTTCAAAAGCAAATATTTAACGCCCCTTTAAGCTTTCAGCTTTTTCAAGCAGACACTCGCAGGTTTAATCCGCTTGTTGTCACAGGGATTAATGCTGCAATTAGCCCTTTTAAAACGTATGCGTTTACTATACGGGCTCCAGGCTTAGGACATACAGGGTCTAAGCCAGCAAACAGAAAGTCACAGGCTCTTGTTTCCGTTCAGATAAGCATGAAAATAAGGGCAACCCTTATGGAGAGAGATGTTTATGCTAGTGACAATGCGCTTCAAAACTGGCCAACAAAAGACAGTCATCTTGTAAAAAGAAGCAGGGCTGCAGTTGGACAAAGCCTGTCTATTACATCGCCTGCGGCTGGAGATGCTATACTTGCAGACACAGGGACTGCTTCAAAGGCTGTAAGTATTGCCATGGGCACAGTTGACGACGAGTACCGGCATAAACTTGGCGGCGGTATAGATAAAAATTGCGAAGCGTTTTCTTTGCAACAGCTTTTGCATGATGCTTCGTATGAAATAATTTCTGTTCCGCTTATGAATAACAGGCGGTATGGCGGAATAATAAGTCGATACGTTGGCACTGGAACTAAAGAGCCATATTGTCCAGGGGTTGCTGGCCCAATATGGGACCGAAGAGTTGTACCAATACATTACCCAATGGCAATTCATCACGTTGTTTTGGCTTGGAACTGGAATAGGTTCTATGCGGTTGGTTCGACGCCAAAAGCAGCTACCAACGTGCCTTCGTCAAACACATTTACAGTAGATGTTGGTGTGGGGATGGGCGAAGGTTTGCGCAGTGACGGTCACAACTATCAGCAAATTTCTAGTCTTCAGATTGTAAACCCAGCTAACCCTCATCAGCCATCTACAGGGTGGAGCGGAAAGATGTTTGATAGATGCTCTGCTAACGCTCAAGAGCATGTTAGCGGTGGGGTTAACTACCAATCAAACGGCGCTGTCAGGCCGGCCGCATCGACAACGGGTAACTTCAACTGGGAGTGGGAGCTTCATTCTGTGCCTCTTGTTGGTAGCGGAGGTAGCGGGTACTACGCGCAGGGCAAGCCAATTTTTGTTGGTAAATCTTGGTCGCCAACTCAAGCTCGTACAAACATTAATGGGACTTTTCCATACACTGGTGGAAGAGAAAACTTCCTAGAAGTAAGGATAAAGATTAGCGACTCTGCAGGATTTCCTGTGAACGACGATGTTATTTCTGGCTATCAGGGTCACTGGGTATACATAATCGGCAAGAAGTTTTTAACGAGGTAAGAATGTCTCTAAAAAAAATAATAGAAAACAACCCCTTTATTCAAGCTGCTGCTGATGCTTTGGGCGTTGATCTTGGCGGCGACAAAGCTTCTGATGCTGGTGGCTCTTTAGCTTCAGAAGGAGAGCTTGAGGCTGAAAAGAAATATTTAAGCCAGGCCCAGCAAGCTGGCTTTGATATGGCAGACACTTACGGCCAGGGCGCAACCAATGTCAGAAAATTAGCAGAAGAAACTGCCGTGCCTATGCAGCAAATGGCCGCAAGAGGCTTGTTGGCAGGTGTGCCGTTTGGTGCAACTGCAGGCGGCGCTCTTTTGCCTGCAGCGGCGGGGACTGCAATACAGGCTGCAATGAAGGAAGGGCAAATGAAGCTAGGTGCAGAGGGGCAAGCAACACAGTTTGGGGCGCTTGGAAAGCAGGCAAGTCAGGAGGCAAACCTTTTTGCAATTAGCGCGTTGCCTAGTAAGCAGCTTCAAGAAACCGCTATGGGCTATGTAACTTCCTACTTCCAAATTCTACAAGGAGAAGGCAGGTCTGCAGCTAAGAGTAAAGTGAACGCCATGCTTGAAATGGAGCCAAACCCAAGAGTTAGACAAGCTGTTCGGTTAGTAATTAGTTAAAGCAGGAGATTAAAATGGCTCGCCTTGTAAAACAAATGCCAGCGTCTGGATATTTTCAAAGGGCTGGACGTGCTACCTCGCAATACGGATTAAGGGTTCCTGAAACTGGATTCTTTGGCCGAGAGTTTGACGTTCAGGACTTAGGTCGAATGGTCAGGGCGGGCCAGGGCATATACAACCTTGCAGAAGATGTCACTGAAGGGCTTGTTAAGCCTGTTGCTAAAAAGCTTGATCAAATGAGTGAAGAGCGAAGGCTTAAAAAAGCAAAAGCTAAAATGAAGGCCGAGGCTGCAAAAAAGATGCAGCAAAAAGAAGAGGTTGAAAAAAAGCTTAAAGAGCGTGCAAGGTTAGACGCAGAGCTTGAGAGAGACATTCAAGGCATGCAAGACGTGCCCGATGTCAGTCAGGCTGTTAGCGACATTGAGCAGCGAAAGCGTGCGATTGATGCGCAGAGTGAAGAGCTTGAAGGTCTTAAGGGAGAGTTTGAGGTAGAAACTGCACTTGACCCAAGATTTCTTCCTTTGGAGGTTCCTAGAAATCTTGAGGTGTCACCGTTTAGCGGCCTGGTAAGAACTCAGAGGGGGGCATCGCGTGATGCTGTTTACGACCCGGAAAAGGGAAGCAGGAGGGCGTTACAGCAAAATGTCTCTGCCGTTGAGTTGGGTCAACGTCAGTTTCCGAGGAGCCCACTCGAGCAGAATGTTTCTGCTGCTATGCCAGGTGGGTTAGGTCAACGTCAGTTAAGTGTAGACATGCCAGGGCAGGTGGCAATGCCTGCGGCCGATGCGCAACAAGCAGAAAGGGCTCTGGTGAATCAGGCAGTGCAACAAATGGTGCGCCGACAGTCTGGCGGATCGACATCACCAACAGCAACACCCGTAACGCCGTTGCAGGCTAGAACCGCAGCAGCGCCCATGCGCCCAGCACAGCAAGCTCGTTCTTTTGCTGACGCTGATGCTGCTGCACAGAGATTCCTGGAACAGCAAGTCGGCATGAAGCCTGGTGCTGCTGCAGACTACATGACTGTCCAACAGGCTAAGAGAACAATTCCTGCGCCAAGAGTTCCTGGGTTCTACAGGGAGATGCTAGATTTAGATCCCGCAGATGCCGCAGAGGTCATGAGCTTGACAGATGTTTACTCATTAGCAAGAGGTGCAACACAAGCAGACTGGCCAAAAATATCAGAAATTGCGCGAGAGGTAATTGGTCGAGATAGCTCCTACTTGTTCGACACAATACCTTACGCAACAGAGCTAGATAAGGTTTACAAACTTATTCCAAAACCTGGTGCCCAAAAAGGTGTAAGCATTGACTTAGCGAGTGCCGCCTCTATGCGTAAAAATATAGCTGATGCTCGGCTCAAGGAGTCAAAAGCAGACAGGAAAGAAAGGTGGAAAAGAGTTACAAGAAACGTCCCAAACAAGGGCAATTACGATAAGTACGCAGAGTTTATGGCAGACGTATCTGTTAGCGGACAAGGAGATGAAGGCGCTATAGAGGTTGTTGTGCCAATGACACGCGATCGTTTAATGGCATCAACTATGCCAGTGCCAGGACATGGCACTAAAACGTTTAGCGACCTTACCAAGTCTGAACAGCGCAAGTTTGTAGGGGAGCTTCAAGCAGCATCTGTGGTTATAGCTAATGTTAGGAAGGTAAGGATTGGCTCTGGCGGCAATAAAACCAGAAAGGTAAAAAGCGTTAATGACATAATAAGCCTTATTAGGAAAGACCAACCAATGCCAATCCCCACACCAGAGCGTGGGATTTCAAAAGCTAAATACAGGGCCGCACAGAAAGCTGTAAATAGGATTAAGGCTCGCATTAAGAAAGCGGAAAAACAAATAGCGGCGTTAACCGTCACGATTCCTGACCCGATTGTATTTGATAAAGACAATATTAGACAGGTACAAAAAAGGGATAAAGAGATTCAAGCAGCACAAGAAAAACAAAAAAGAAACGAAGGCCAAATAGGCCGCTTGCAGACACAGATTAACAGGCTTGAAGACCAACTAGAAAAACAGAATCAAACCGTTAATGAGTACGAAGAACAAGATGGTAAGTAGCAACAACCAGCCAGGCATGCAGCTTACAGAGTCAGACTTTCTAACAGGCCCACTGCTGGAGGAAGCTAAAGAAGCTACTTTTAGGGACCAATGGGTTGCCAGACAAAACAAAAAGCTTGAGGATAGCCAGAGAAAGTTTAAGCAAAAGCTGCAGCAATCGGCACCGAAGCCAGAAGGTTTAGGCATAAGCATGCCTGAGCCAGGTGTTGGCCAGGGCATGCAAAGCATTCAAGGCGATGTGTTTGAGGAGGATGGTAAGTACTACTCGACACTAGAGCCAAACATGCCGTTTGACACTTTTCAGCAAGCCGCAGACAGGTACAGGCAAAACGTTTTTGTAACAACCGGAAAGACGGTTGATGATGTTGTCATGGGTGGAGAGCAGACCCTTGCAGACGTGCGTCCTGATTTGATCTCGCCACTAGCCCCGGATGTCGATGCTGTTGCTAGCGATACAATGGCTGCCCCAAAGAACAGGGCTAGGTCGATCAAGCAAAAGTCAGCCAGCAACACGCCTCTGTCTAATGAAGATTTGTTTTTTGTTGCAGAGAACTTGTCGCTGTTTATTCCAAGAAAGAAAGCAGACGGATCGTTTGACGAAGCAGACCACATACGCACGCCAAACTGGTTTAAAAGCTGGCTTACCGAAGAAACAGAGATTGCAAACGAAGCAGCCAAACAACTTGGAGAAAACGTCTCAGGCTTTGATGACTTTAAAGACATTGGTTTTGGCAGGGGGCCAATAACTGACCAGGAAATATTAGCAGTTGCCAGCAGGACCATCCCTAAAGACCAAGTAAAAGCGTTTGAGTCTGGGGTTAAGGAGCAAAGAAAAAGAAAGTTCCAGGACCAGATACAGCAATCCGGCGTCTCGTCCGACAGTTTTGATGATTACGCAAGGGGCAAGGTTGACCTTATTGTCGAAGACACGATTGCTCCTGCCGGAAAAATGTATCGTGCCCCTTTTGACTTAGCCGAGCTTCAAAAGAAAGCCGCAAAACTTAACCTTACAGCCGCAGAAACATCTGAACTTCAAAAAAGATTTGAAGCGCTTCAGGCGTCAGGAGACATTGACGAAAAAGGACATGCCGACCCTGGCAGCTTTATAGCTACAACGCTTGGCAGGTCAGGTGTTTCGTTTTTACCAAAACACAGAACCTCTCTTGGCCCAATCATGCAAAGAGGAATTGCCTCGCAGTTTGAGATGGCAAGGGCATCGCAGAAAAACTGGAACGAAACAACAGGGCAAGCTGCGCGCAACCTTTATGACGCAGAAGGTTTTTTAAACATACCTGGAGATCCAGACGGAAAACTAGGGATGTGGATGTACAACACAGGCCAAGGAATGCTAAGGCAATTTGCAGGCCTTGTAGACCTGGTTAGCTGGGATAACGTAGACAAGAAAAAGTTTCTCGAAAACATTTACAAAAATTACGTGGTGGACAGACACGGGGCAACGCCGCTGCTGAGACAAGAGCTAGACCTTATAGCCGCAGAAGCAAACAGCCAAATGACTGCAGAGATTATTGACGGAATGAAAGAGTCCCTGTATCAGCTTGGCGGCATTCTACGAGGAGAGCCTAGAGCCACTGCTGATGCGCTGGCTGGCGACCCGATTGAAGCCCTTGCTAACGTTGTGCTGGTCGCACGATTAGCCACATCGCTGTCAGGTCTAGGCATTCCGGCAGGAAAGCTGTCTAAATTTCAACGAGACGCAAAAGACTTTCTTGCTAAAGCAGATGCGGAGCTAACTGGAATTCCAACTGTAGCAAGGTTTGTTGGTGCTGCAGCAAAAGCACCAGTGTGGTTGGCAGAAAAAGTGTCTGACAAGTACGGCCCTTTAGCTAGGCAGTTCTTTACCTCACCAAACCGGCTAGAGTTAGCCGTAAGAACCGCAAAAGAGCAAGGCGAAGGCATAGAGGCAGACGTAGCAAGAATTAGCAAAAACATTGAAAAGCTTGTTGAAGAAGGCATGTCTCAAGCAGATGCAACACAAAGCGCCATGGCAGGCGTTAGTAAAAAATCTGCCGACTTTTACGCCCGCACTGTTCTTGACAATGTTGGTTTTTCTCATGGGGCAAAGGAAGGGTTTCTACAAACATTAGATAACCCACAAGAGGTTTTAACAGCAATCGTTTCAAACGATGCCAAGGCCTTAAGGGAGGCACTTCCCGAGTCAATGCTATCAGATGCCGGAATACAACCGGCAATGCGTCCTGAAAAAATGACAGACGCAACGAGTAAGAAAGGCGCAGAGTACGAGACTATTCTCGTAGACCCAAAAGTTTTAATGAAACAGTTCGACGACGCTTTTGTTCAGCTTGAAAAGCTAGGACGAGGAGATGAGCTTAAGCAGTTGCTTGACCAAGTAAAGCGCGCCTATACCTTAATTGGCAGGAGAGACTTAAAGTTTCCTTTAATAAGGCCAGGGTCAAACCTAGTTGAGGGAACGTCTGGAGTACCTCAGGTGTTTGACCAAAACGCCGGGATTAGCAACAGGGCTTTACTGTTGGCTATGCTTTTAGAATCAAAAGGCAAGCCGGTTCCAGTAAGCGTTCTCGCGGGTGAGACTTCTTATTTTAAAGGTCCGCTTGTTGGCCCTCCCGATATTGTAAACAAGATACCAGTTGCTGACAGGTCGAGACTTAAAGTTTACGAAAGCTCAGGTCAGTCAAAGGCTGGAGACATGCTTGATAAGCTCAACCGAGACGAGGTTGCTGACTACGCTCTGTACATAAGAAGGGCGCAAAACCTTGCACGGAAAGACCCCGAGGTCTTTGCAGAGCTAAAGAAAGCATACTTAGAAAAGATCGGCCTAACAGAAGAGCAGTTCAATCAAACAAGGCTTGGCGGCGTAGCGGCAAGCGTCGATAACATGATTGAAGAATTAATCGTGCGAGGCACACCAAGGGCACCAGGGGCAACGGAGGCAATCCCCTCTCTGTTTGGAGTTAAAAGGCCAGCAGAGTATCTCACCGAAGAGGGAGTCCCTGCGGTAGGGCCAACTGGCGAAGCTTTTGACATAGACCCAACAATGTCTCCAAGGATGAAACAAACAACAAAAGGGTTTGAAAAATATGGCGAGTCCATTGAAGACATGGAAAGCGCCAGAATAGTAGAGGCTACAAAAAGAAAAGAAGAGATGCTGTCGGACAGCGATGGTGCACCCTTGAGCCCCGAAAGGGTGGAGGTTATAGAAAGAGTAAAGAGAGGGGAGCCTGCGTTTACGCAGAGCCAAGACGCAGACATACTCAAAACCGTCATGGATGCTAAGTCTAGCGCTGACGTTCCGACCATCCAAAGGGCTTTGAATCAACGAGCAAGGCTTGCTAAAGACGCCAGGAACCAAATGGTTTCTGACATTATGAGAGCAGAGCTTGAGATTGGAGACACGATCGCGTCTGGTGGGGAATGGCCGGAAGGAACGGTGCCGCTTGCTTTCAGCGGAACTGCCGAAGCTGTGGGCTCTGCACTAGCAAACTCACACGGGTCAAGGGGTGCAAAGGTAGCTAGAACCCTAGAGAAGCCATCGCCGGTAACTCTAAAGTATTTAAACGTTCAAGATGGTGCAAAGGTTTTAGTTCCAAACTTTGTAAACGATGCTTTTGCAAAGCTTGAAGCTTTAGACAACATATCTGCGAACCCAAACTTCCTGCAGCAAGGGCTTAAAGGAATTGGCATGATCAAGAGGACGTTAACCTCTAGGTCTGTGCCTACTGGCCTTGCAGGTGTAAGCTCTAACTACCTGTTGAGGGGGATGGTTACAGGCAGGTTTAACCCGACAGGGCTTGTGCTTGCTGCTGATGACGTAAAGCTTTACCTGTCAGACCCTAGCAAGCTACCGCCAGAAAAGCTCGAGATGCTTAGGACGATGGATGACCAGGGCGTGTTTACCTCTACGGTAATTAGCCAGGAAACTATTGATAGGGGTCTTGCCAGGTTTCCAACTGAAATTATCGCAGACTTTCTAGAAGGAAAGCCAATAGTGGGTGCGGCGGGCAGGGCTTTAAATGCGTACAATAAGTTGCTCGCAAAACATGAGAGGTATTACAACATGGTCGACCCTGTGTTCAAGGTAGACCATGTATCGTATTTAGCACCTCAGTACATTGAAACCTCAAAGAGGTTATCACCCGGAAAGTACATGGACTTTGACATAGACAAAGATGTCTCAATCCGAGTGTTTAGAAACCCAGACGGAACATACAGGTATGGCAAGATAGACGGTAGGGTTATTCCTGAAAGCGAAATAAGAAAATACGCAACCATGAAGGCTCTTAAGTCTGCGAATGACAGCTACTTTAACTACATGGATGTGCCGGGAGGTGTCGAGCTAGGACGCAAGTCTGGTGCTGATGTTCTGGCTGGCAACCCTGTTTTCACATGGGGTTGGAAGGCCACTCAGCTGCCTGGAATTAAGAGGGGGCTGCAGCATGAGATAACCTATGGGGCCAGGGGTTTTAACACAAACGACCCTGCCATACGGGCAGACATGAACCGAAGAAGGCTCGCCAACCAGGTGTTGCGAACCGCTCTTATGAATGCCTTTGCTGCAACAAGCAGGGACAAAGACCTCAAGACACCAGAGGGAAGAGAGATAGCCAGAAGGTACATGCCGAGCAGGCAGCAAAGCATAAAGACAGCAGGCGGTCCTATGTTCTCAAGGGTCTTCACCATGGACTCTTTGAACCCGTATCAAAGATCGGCTGACGTTGGTAACGCGGCCTTATCGCTTCTGGTTAAAAACAAGGAAGCTCTTCTCCAGCCCTATATTGAACAAGACATAAATAAGATAGAGTCATATGTCGTAGAACGAGTCAGAGAAGATGCAAGAAGGTCTTTGGGAAAGACAAAAGACAAAGACTTGATAAACCAGCGAGCACAGCAAATATTGTCAGAGCGGCTAGATGCGGACCCTAGTTGGATTGCTAAGGCAGCCTTAGATATGAGGAGAAGCCATGCAATGTTTCAGCAAGATCCGCTCAAGGCTGCTGCAACAATATTTAACTTAAGTGAGCCGCTGTACAAAGGTCTTTCAAAGATGGGGGACGACGAAGACACAACGACTTTAGATGACGTTGTTAAAAACATTGTCATCCCCTACGGAACAAGCAGCGCAACCATGAAGGCGCTTCTGCCACTGCTACCAAAAATATCTGATGGAAGCATATCGATGGATGATGTCTACGGTTTGCTGCGGGTTAAGAAGCTGCCTAACAGGTACATAAACAAAACTATGGATAAGTTTAAGAAGAACCAGATGGCTGCTTACGAGAGAGAGAGGGGGCTTACCTCGAGGGGGATCTTCGGTCGCAAAAAACTTACGGCAAATGAGCGCATAGATATGGCGGCAAAGAAGCTCATTGCGAAGTACATTCAAGACCTAGATCAACTTGCCTTTGAGGCAGAGGTATTCAGAGGTCTAGATAAAGAGGTTAAAGTAAAGCAACCAGACTTTAAAGGGACAGGAACTCCCAGGCTGCGAGTGGAAGACAGTCTCATTGAAGAGCTAATAACGGAGGAGCAAGAATGATTGACCCACAGCTTACACCGAACTTTCACCTAAAAGAATGGTCATGCAAGACGACGCCCCAAAAGACTGGCGTTCCCTGGGACTTGGTTCCAAATGTTGTTGAGTGTGCCGAGAACCTACAGGTTCTACGGGACCACATAGGCAAAGCCATTACATTGATTAGCGGCTGGCGCTCACCTCTCTACAACAAGAAGATAGGCGGGGCTACAAAGTCTAAGCACATGACTGGGCAGGCTGCTGACATACGGGTCAAGGGCATGAAGCCTGACGAGATTGCGGAGATAATTGAAACCCTGATTGAAGAGGGCAAGATGAAGCAAGGCGGCCTGGGCGTTTACCCCAAGTCCAACTTCGTACACTACGATTGCCGTGGCACACGGGCCCGATGGAGAGGCTAGCATGGCAGGCACAGCAAAGAAGTCAGACCCAGCCAAGTGGGAGAAAGCGAAGCAAGACGCTCGAGCAAAGATGGGCGGCAAGCACAGCGCCAGGGCAATGCAGCTAGCCGTTAAACTGTACAAGGACAGGGGCGGCAAGTACGAGGGGGCAAAGAAAGGCCCGTCTGAAAACAAGCTATCTAAGTGGAGCAAGCAAGACTGGGGCTACGCTGGAAAGAAAAAGAAAAGCGTGTACCTGCCAAAGGCAAAGCGCAGCAGGCTTAAGTCCACACCCGAAGGAAGGAAGGCGCTGGCTGCAGCAGCAAAGAAGAAGCTGGCTGCAACAAAGAAGGGCGAGCAGTATGCAAAGCATGGCCTAGCAAAGGGGACATCATGAGCGAAGCAAAGATGAAAGCCGCACGCAACCTACTTAAGAAACACAACCTCGAGGGGTTTAACAAAGCAAAGCGAACACCGGGCCACCCAAAGAAGTACCACATGGTTATGGCCAAAAAGGGTGACAAGACGAAGCTCATCAGGTTTGGAGAGCAGGGCGCAGAAACTGCGGGCAAGCCAAAGGCTGGAGAGTCGGACCGCATGAAGAAAAAGCGCAAGGCATTCACAGACAGGCACAGGAAAAATATTGAAAAAGGCAAGATGAGCGCAGCATATTGGGCCAATAAGGAGAAGTGGTAGCTCATGGTAATGGACGAGATAGCCAGTCTAATAACCAGCAACATCGTGACAATTGTCGGCGCTGTCTGGTACGTCTCGACCCGCGTGTCATCCATTAACAACAAGCTCGAAAGCATGCAGGCAGAGATGTCTGACATTAAGGATGAGCTACGTCAGGCCAGGGAAGGCAGGGCAAAAATACATGAAAAGCTGCAAGACCTATCAGAGCGAGTTACTATTCAGGAAGTTAAAAGCAAGTCCACCCGTGTTGGGCTAAAGGTGAACTAATGAAACACCCAATGAAAAGCAAGACAATCAGGACAGCCATCACAATGCTGACGGCTAGCCTTACAACGCTATGCCTGTACTACAGCGAGGCAGTACAGCTAGACTCAACGGCGCTTGGGGCCGCGTGGAGTACGAGTATCTCCAGTGTCCTTATGATCTGGCTTCGTTTTGTAACTACCAGCGGACTTGATACGTCCCATAAGAAAGTCGAACACAAACAGGAGGATCCAAATTGAAAGCACTACTTGTATTAGCTGCACTGGCTGCGCTCCTATCTGGATGCACTCGATACGTTAAAGGTGACAACCTAGACCTATCGATTAAGAACGACCCATGCAAGGTTATCGTCAAGGTGGACGGCAATCTTATTCTTGAAGCAACAGCCACCACTCCATGCAAGAGGGACTAATGGACGAGCTTCAGGACATGCTAAAGAAACTCGGCAAGCTCAACCAGGACATCGAGACTCTGGTCAGCGCTGGCGAGAAACTGGGAGAGACTCTGATGGAAGTGGTGAACGAGATTGAGAAGCTCGTGACCACCAAGGCAGAGGTCAAAACAATCACCATACGTGAGGAAGACTAATGGCTGAGAAGAAAGCAACGAAGAAGGCAGCACCTAAAAAGGCAGCACCTAAAAAGAAAGCCGAACCCCCCGCGCTATACAAAGCAGTGGAGGAGGACGGCTTATGGTATGCCACTAACGGCAAGGACAAGCATGGACCACACACCGCCCACAGTGTAGGCGGGTGGGTTGCCAAACTTAACGCCAGCTAGAACGGAACGTCGTCATCATCAAACGACTTGATGTGTGACTCCACCTGCTCCAACTGAACACCCTCATGGACTGGCACCCTCACAGAGGACAGCCAGTTCTTAGGGTTGGGGAACTTGGGTAGCTGCGGAGCTAGGATGACTAGCTCTATCTCACAACTGTATCCAACCAGTTGACGGGGTGGTTTACCCTCCGACCATGAAAGCTCGTCGTTGTACCCAACCGAGGTGCATACGTCTGCCAACATGTAGCGTGCCTTTAGCTCACGCTGTGTGTTGTTGTGCTCGACGTTAAGTGTCTGCCAGTGCAGCCTACCCTTATGCTTGCCCTCGGTAATCTGCCACACAAGCTGGATGGACACACCGGCTGGGTTGTCCCATGTCTTAATGGTCACGTCCTTAATCGTGGCAGAGTACCACCCGTTAGGGATGGGGTCGTACTTCTTGGTTTCCTTCTTATCTTGACGGTCGTTGTAATCTGCTGGGTTAAACCTCATCGTCGTCCCCCTCTAGTTCTGCGTCGTAACACATGTCGCAAAACAATTGGTCGATCCCACTATGTGCAAGCGCGCGCACGTCCTCTCGCGAAGCAAGGCCCTTCATGCCGCGAGCTTTATTTAATAAGCGACGACGTTCGTCGTCTATCTCAATCGTTCCTAGTCGTACTCTCATTCCTGTTCTCCTTCTTTCTTAGCTAGAATCTGGTGTAAGACATAGTTCTCCTGGCTCCACAGGTGTAGACCTAAGCCTAACCTCATGGCGCACCGCTTGATGGCGTCAGACGCTATGTCCTTAGCCTTCTCGCCTGCTATGGGTGTTGGCCTCTCGACCGCACCCACCTCTTCGATGACAACCTTCTTGCCGTCCACCTCTGCGGTTAGCCGGAAGATGCCACCCTCAAGACCTGTGTCCCCCTGTATCCAGCACACATGCTCAAAGCTATATGTGCCGAGGATGCCGAGGAGGAACTCCGTCACAGTGGAGTGTGACACGTACTCAGCCCTGAACGACCCACCCTTCTGCTCAACGAACTTGGGGTGGAATGGTTTGCTTAGTTTTAATAGCTGGCTCATGACCACCTCACATGTGTGCGCTCGACTTGCTCGTACTCAACGCCGGGGATATCTTCCCCACGCTTAGCCGCAGCTTTTAACTCTGTCTTGCTGATGTCCATCTTGACGAAGCAGGCAGGTAGCTTGGCAGGGTCGAGCTTCATCTCACCTGTCTCGGCGTCAGAGAACTGCCACTCTTTGCGCTTGGTAAGGGTTGCCCACGTACCGTCCTGCAAAGACATCTTCCTGTTGCCGGTGATGGTGTGGTGGCTCTTAAGCAGCATGTGTGCAAAGTCCTTCACCTTGTCGATGACCGTGCCTTGGACACGGAACCTGGTGCTGTACCTGTCACGCTGTTGCCTGAAGAAGTCCTGCCTGTTCTTGGCAAGCTCGATGACACGCCGGTAGTTCAGCATCTTGTCTGCCGTCTGTTCCAGCGTTACCTCGAGGCACTTGAGCCAGTGATTCATGGCGTCCTCGTCTTCAGGGTCGATGGAATCGAGGGTGAGGATCAACTCCTCCAGTTCCCGCTCGAGTTCGAACCCGCTCTTTTTATCTTGTGTCATAATCTCGTACTCCTATAATGGTTGGAATTCTAATGTGGTGTTAGATTTTGGGACACCATCGGTCAACCCACAAACCCTGGCCGATGGTGTTTTTTCTTATGGCATGAGCCACATTGAGGTGTCAACAACAAAATGTGCTTGACGTTATAACGGCGTTACAATACGGTAGTGTCTCAAACGTAACGGAGGAGCAACCGATGTCTAACACCAGGCGACTTACCATCAACGTGCCAACCCACCTGTATGAGCAGTGCGCTGCAGCTATAGACGGCGTTTACCTGATGAACATGAGCCAGCTAGTGCTCGTTGCAATGAGTGATCTCGTGACCAGAAAGCAATCCCCCCCTCTTCCCTCTT